AAAGCCCAGCGCGAGGCCGCAGCCCAACAGGCAGCGATCTTGGAGTCCTATAAGGACCGTGAAGAAGAGGCTAGGGACCGATACGAAGACTTTGAACAAGTCGCGTATAATCCGAACCTTCCCGTCACGGACGTTATGGCTCAAGCCATCCAGGCTTCTGACATTGGCCCCGAAGTCATCTATTGGCTAGGGTCTAATCCGAAAGAAGCCGGGCGGATTTCCAAACTGCCGCCTGTCTTGCAGGCAAAAGAGATCGGGAAGATCGAGGTCAATCTGACCACGAACCCGCCGGTTAAGAAAACCTCAACCGCGCCCGCACCTCTTGCTCCTGTCACGGCTACCCGGTCAAACTCAGGTCCACGTTACGACACGGCAGATCCCCGATCTATCAAGTCAATGTCAACGTCGGAATGGATAGAAGCGGAACGGCAGCGTCAGATCAAGAAGTGGGAAGCGCAGAATCGGAGATAAGGTATGTCTAACTCAATTCTTACGATTGACATGATTACTCGCAAGGCTCTTGAGATCCTTGAGAATAATCTTGTCCTGACGCGCACCGTTAACCGCCAGTATGACGACTCTTTCGCCGTTGAAGGCGCGAAGATCGGCTCGACCCTGCGTATCCGCCTGCCTGACCGCGCTCTGGTCACGGACGGCGCTGCGCTTCAGGTTCAGGACGACAACGAACAGTACACGACCCTGACCGTGTCTTCGCAGAAGCATATCGGCGTGAACTTCACGACCGCCGAACTGACGATGCAGTTGGACGACTTCGCGGAACGTGTGCTGAAGCCGCGTATTTCGCAGCTCGCCGCCAGCATCGACGCTGACGTTGCGAACTCGTTCAAATACATCGGCAACTCGGTCGGCACGCCCGGCACGACTCCGGCCACCTCGCTCGTTCTGTTGCAGGCGCAGCAGAAGCTGAACGAGAACGCCGCTGTCATGTCGCCGCGCTATGCGACGGTCAATCCGGCTGCTAACGCCGCGCTGATCGAAGGCATGAAGGGCCTGTTCAACCCGGTTTCGGCTATCAGCAAGCAGTTCAAGAACGGCATGTTCGGTGAAGGCATCCTCGGCTATGACGAGCTGAATATGTCGCAGTCGGTCAAGCAGTTCACGACCGGCTCGCGCGCCGGCACCGTGACGGTCAGCACCTCGGTCACGACCGAAGGTTCGACGACCATCGTTCTGACGGGCCTTGGCTCGACGACGATCAAGGCTGGTGACGTGTTCACGATTGGCAGCGTTTACGCCGTCAACCCGCAGACTCGCGAGTCGACCGGCTCGCTGTATCAGTTCGTGGCTCTGGCTGACGTTACGGCGTCCACCACGGCTTCGGTCACTGTCCCGGCGATGTATTCGGCTGGCCAGGCTCTCGCCACGGTCGACGCTCTGCCGGTTTCCGGCGCGGCTGTCACCTTCTACGGTTCTGCTTCGACGCAGTATCCGCAGAACCTGATCTACCATCGTGACGCCATCGCGTTCGCCACCGCCGATCTGCTTATGCCGCAGGGCGTCGACATGGCTTCGCGTCAGGTCCATAATGGTATCAGCCTGCGCGTCGTGCGTCAGTATGACATCAACAACGACCGCCTGCCGTGCCGTATTGACGTGCTGTATGGCTATTCGGTCATTCGTCCGCAGATGGCTGTCCGTCTGTGGGGCTAACATTAGAGGGGGCTTCGGCCCCTTCTTCTTCTAATTCAAGGAGTTAATCCATGACGACTACTTCGAATGCGGCTTATCCGCTTGAGACGTTTGGCCCTTACGGCGCTCTTCCGAATGGTGAAGGCGGCTACCAGGTCGGTGACGGCAATCTGTCTGGCACCAATTTTATCAATACGCCAGCTCCGGCGGCTATCCCCGCTGGCGCGGCCACGCTTACGGCTGCACAGGTCGTTGGTGGCTTGATTCTTGGCAGCCCAGGTGCTTCAGCGGCAGCTTACACGCTTCCGACTGTTGCTAATCTTGAAGCCGAACTTATAGCGGTCGTTAAAGTTGGCGCAACCTTCGACTTCTCGATCATCAACGTCGATGGTTCTAGCTCTGGCGTTATCACTGTGACGACAAACACGGGTTGGTCAATCGGCACCTCTGGTAGTCAGGGTCTGATGACCATTGCGGCTGTTGCTGGAACGACACAGCGCTATCGCGCTCGTAAGGCCAGTGCTACCACTTGGGCGCTTTACCGCATCTCGTAATAAAGGATAAAGGCAATGCCAAACACAAAACCTGTAGGTGTTGCCTTTTCTGATCCCGAACTCGTAAGTGGCACAACCATTACGGGCGCGACGATCAGCGGAGGCACTATATCTGGCGCGACTTCGGTTAGCGCAAGCGACATCACGACAACTGGCGGTCTTTATCTAAAGACGGCTACTGTAGCTGCGACTGGCTCAACACAGTCCGACGCCGCATCAATATCAGACGGGCTTACGCTTGTAACAGCGGCTGACGCTACTAAAGGCGTTAAACTTCCAGCGGCTATTGCAGGGCGCACGGTCATCATTAAAAATGGCGCTAATGCTGTTTTGAAAGTATGGCCTGCTACGGGCGACGGCATCAATGCAATCACAGTTGACTCCAACTATGTGCTTGCAGCCAATACTTCCTCGCTGCTCATCGCATATGACGCAACGACTTGGTATTCTGTCCCGCTTCTGGCGTCTTAATATAACCTTACGGGCGGGCTACGGCCCGCCTGGCCCTTTCCATAGGTGTAAAATGGCCCTGATTTATTTGCGTCATGAGCGTCATGGCGTTAAGATCGCCACGCTAGAAATGGAAGCCGAAGCCGACGAAGAGAACGGCTGGGAAAGGTTCGATCCAAATGACGACGACGGCGGGCGATCAGATCAACGGAGCCCTGAGACTTCTGGGCGTCCTCGCAGAAGGCGAAACGCCCTCAGCGGAGACATCTCAGGACGCGCTGACAGCGCTGAACCAGATGATCGACTCGTGGAACACAGAGCGTCTGGCGGTCTTTTCAACGCAGGACCAAACCTTTCTGTGGCCGCCAAGCGCTCTTAGCCGGACGCTTGGCCCTACCGGCGATTTTGTTGGCAACCGACCTGTTCTGCTAGATGACGCGACTTATTTCCGCGACCCGCAGACCAATGTGTCCTACGGCATCAAGTTCATCAACCAGCAACAGTATGACGGCATCGCCGTCAAGACTGTTACGTCCACATACCCGCAGGTCATTTTTACGAATATGACCTACCCAGACATTGAAATGTTCATTTATCCGGTGCCGTTGCGGCTTCTGGAATGGCATTTCATTTCGGTCAAAGAACTGACGCAACCGGCCGTGTTGGGGACGCCCTTGACGTTCCCGCCAGGCTATCTGCGGGCGTTCCGCTATAATTTGGCCTGCGAAATGGCCCCTGAGTTTGGCGTCGAGCCGTCAGCGCAGGTGCAGCGCATCGCCATGTATAGCAAGCGCAATCTGAAGCGTATCAATAACCCGGATGACATTATGGCGCTGCCATACAGCATTGTGGGCACCCGCCAGCGCTATAATATCTACGCCGGAAACTATTGATAAATCAAGGACTTATACCTAAGGTAGGCAGCATGAGCTTCTTCAGGCGTATCAAAACACCCTATCTTGATGTGCTTGCGGTTGAGCATTATTTGCGCACGCCATTTTCCTTGGTGCAGCGATACACCTCTGAAACCTGCCGCATTATTGCAGTTTGGTCTAGGGATGTTGTGCAAATTCTGCGCTCTGCTCACGTCGCGCAAATTGCTGAATTTGTTGTTAGTTTTATCCCCGTCTATATGGTCTACATGGTGAACCGGCCAACTTCCCGTGACATAAAGCCAAGCCAATCTATGCGCAGTATATCGATGGCCATTCACATTTATGCGCCAATATCCGGTTTTCATTTTATCGCCGGCTATCTCACCCGTTTTGCGGCGCGTAAAAACACCTGTATCCGGGTCGTAGAACAACTCTTGGCGCAGAATTTTTGCGGTAAGCATGTTGCCTCCTTTGATGCGGAGGTTTTACCATGAAAAGTCCGATTCTGGGAAGTAGTTACGTACTGCGAAGTCCAAACGCTGCCAATAGTAGATGCGTTAATCTCTACCCCGAAATCGTCCCTGAAGGTGGCAAAGAAGCCGCATGGCTTCAGCGCTGCCCTGGACTGTCGCTCATAACCACTATCGGCGCTGGACCTATCCGTGGGCTCTGGACTTTTGGCGGTTATGGGTATGTCGCATCCGGGTCTGAGTTTTATCAGCTTGACACCGAATGGAACGCCGTTCTTCGCGGCACCATTTCAGGCACAGGGCCGGTCAGCATGTCTGACAACGGCACGCAGTTGATTATCGTCACCAATCCTGACGCGTATATATTCACACCCAGCACCAATACGTTCGAACAAGTTCTGGACCCTGATTTTCCCGGCGCGGTTACTGTCGGGTTCATCGACGGCTATTTTGTCTTTAACCAGCCGAACAGCCAAAAGATCTGGCTTACCGCATCTTATAATGGCTTGTTGATTGACCCGCTTGACTTTGCCAGCGCCGAAGGTTCGCCCGATAACATCGTGTCTCTGATCGTCGATCATCGCGAAGTCTGGATCTTTGGCACGAACACTGTCGAAGTCTGGTATGACGCTGGCCTGCCAGATTTCCCGCTTACCCGTATTCAAGGCGCGTTCAACGAAATCGGCTGCTTAGCGGCCTATTCTGTCGCCAAGCTGGACAACACCCTGTTCTGGCTGGGCGCTGACGCGCGCGGTAACGGTATTGTTTACAAAGCCAAAGGCTACACTGGCGAGCGTATTTCGACGCACGCCGTTGAGTGGCAAATCCAGCAATACACAGATCTTAGCGACGCTGTTGGCTACACGTATCAGCAGGACGGCCACGCCTTTTACGTGCTGAATTTTCCCAACGCTAACACGACGTGGGTTTACGACGTGGCGACCGGCGCATGGCATGAGCGCGCGAGCTGGGTAAACGATCAGTTTGCGCGGCACCGTAGCAACTGCCAGATGAACTTTAACAATAGAATTGTTGTTGGCGATTATGAGAACGGCAACATTTACTATTTTGACCTTGACAAATACGACGACTACAGCGGCGTGCAAAAGTGGCTGCGTTCTTGGCGGGCGCTTCCGACGGGCGAAAACAATCTTAAACGCACGACCCAGCACAGCCTTCAGCTAGACTGCCAAACAGGCGTAGGTCTGGACGGCACAACGCAGGGCACTGATCCACAGGTCATGCTGCGCTGGTCAGACGATGGCGGTCACACTTGGTCTAATGAACATTGGAAATCAATGGGTAAGATTGGCGCGTATGGCTACAGGACGATCTGGCGGCGACTTGGCATGACGCTAAAGATTCGTGATCGGGTGTATGAGCTGTCGGGAACAGATCCGGTTAAGATTGCAATTATGGGCGCTGAACTGATCTTGAGCCCCACGAATGCCTAATATTACCAGCATCACACCTCCGCGTGTCCCGCTTACCGACCCTCGAACGGGATTGATTACGCGCGAATGGTATCGGTTCTTTGTTAATCTGTTTACGTTAGCGGGTAACGGCACTACCGATGTGTCTTTGCAGGATCTTTTAGTTTCGCCGGGTAATCGGTCTGAAGAACTTACCGCTCGCGTTGATGAGATATACGCACAGCTTTTTAACCAACCAACCGGTATATCCAGCGAATTACAGGCCCAGATTGATAGTCTGCGGCAGCTTGTTTTAACTTTGCCACGCCCAGATCTTGGCACAATGGCGTCTGTCGAGCAAGACAACGTAAGATTTCTTGGTTTTAATACACTACCGTCGTTTACAAACGCGGATCAGCTTCCTGCCGGGACTATGTGGTGGGATTCGACAGGAACGCTTAATCTTCGCATGGGCAACGGCGCTGTTACTCAGCAGATAGGCGACGAACTATATGTCTACGGAAGAGCCTCGGAAGCAATTACCGAAGGCCAAGTAATCGCTGTAACTGGGTCAGACGGCACAACTGGCGTCGTTAAATTTGAGCCCGCACCAATAGGAACGACAGACGCCAATGATATTGTTGGCATAGCGACTGAAAATATAGCCAAAAATGGCTATGGCCGCGTCACAGCTTTTGGCGTCGTTCATGGGCTCAATACGGCGGGATTGGGTGATGGATCACCCATTTGGTATAATCCAGCGGTCCTTGGTGGATATACCATAACAGAACCTTCTGCGCCCAACATTAAAGTGCAAGTCGGTGTAGTCATAAAAGCGGCTGGCGGCACAAATGGATCTGTGCAAGTAAAAGTTATTCCGGGGTCTAAATTAGGCGGCACAGATAGCAATGTCCAGTTTGGAACGCTAAATAATGGCGACATTATTCAATATGATAGCGCGTTAACATACTGGAAAAACGTCCCGCTATCGACCGATGTGTCGTTCACGCCGATTATCCAGTTCGGCGGCGCTTCGACCGGCGTAACCTATACGACACAGATCGGGCGCTACACAAAGATAGGCCGGTTCGTTCACCTCTACATCAAAATAGTGCTGTCTAATAAAGGATCTTCAACCGGCGACGTTACTATTGTCGCAGGAACAGGTTCATTTCCGACAGCGGGCGACAATAGTGTTGGATCTTTTGACCCTGCGGCTAATATGGCAGGTTTAACGGCTGGCGGTGCAGTCATTCCGGTTATTTCCAGCACAACGTTGAATTTAGTTCAGCAAACGACAACTGGCCGCGCCAGTCTTACAGACACAAATTTTACCAATACCAGCGATTTCCGCTTGACTCTCTGTTATGCGGTTTGATTGCTAATCGTATGAAAACATGGCAGTATGCCGTCAACGAGGTAGATCATGGTCGCTTCTCTTACGCCGCCGCCTAAACTGCAATTCTTTGATTCTAATGGAGATCCGCTTGTCGGCGGCAAGCTTTATTCGTATGCGGCTGGCACGACGACGCCTCAAGCGACTTATGTCGACTATGCCGGTGTGTCTACAAACACCAATCCAGTTATTCTGGACTCTCGCGGAGAAGCGAATGTTTGGCTGAAGACCAACCCGTATAAGCTGGTCCTGAAGTCATCGACCGACGTTGAGATCTGGACCGTCGACAATATCTATCCGCAGCTTACGCAGGCGGATCTTAATATCTTCGCCAGTTCAAGCGGATCGTCGCTTGTCGGCTATATTCAAGGCGGCACGAACTCTGTCGCCACCACCGTTCAGTCTAAGTTGCGTGAAGTCGTCAGCGTTTTTGACTTTATGACCGCCGCGCAGATCGCATCCGTTCGCGCGCGTAATGGCGTCGAAGATGTCACATCGGCCATCCAGAATGCGGTCAACTATTATTCGACTGGTAATGGCACCATCTTTTTTCCCGGCGGCCTGTATAAAGTCACCAGCACGATTACGATTGCAAAAGATCGCGTTCATCTTGTCGGACAGGGTATTCGGTCTACGCAGATAAATTTTGCGCCGACGGCGAACGGGTCGTGTTTTTCGTTTACTGCCGGTGTAGACTCGCTTTACGAATGCTCGTTGAAAAGTATGTCTTTCTACAGCAATGATAACACATACGTTAAAACGGCTATTAACCTGAATGACATTCGCGAATTTGCGCTTGTGGACATTGAAATTGGCGGCGGCGTTGTAGCCGTTGCAGGGTCTTATTTTTGGAGTGACGCGACCAATTCATCGCGCGGTCTTTACACGACGGGCCGCGAGGCGTTGTCCGTTCAGCGGTTCAAGGCATACGCTGATAAACCAGTCGTATTAGGCGTAAACCCTAACTTTGCTACGATTCACACGGATCACTTTCACTTCCAAGATTGTTTTTTAGCGGCGGCTAATAACCCTTGTGTCACCGTCCTTGACGGCGTGAACATGACCAACCTCACGTTTGATGGCTACCAAACGTGGAATCTTGGAACGCATGGATTTTATTGGAACGATGTTACATCGTCCACGGTGTCCTATAACGTGACTCTACGTGGCGTTAGGACTGAACAAGGGCTAGATACCACGGCGTATAGTGTTTATGCGTCGGGGTATGGAACTCAGAATGTTCTTGTGGCGGAATCGAGGCTGGATAATTTCCGAAACGGAATTTATCTGCGTAATGTTAAAGACCCTCTGATTAGCAATATAACGTATCAAGGTGGCGTTGGGCGGACTTGCCTAAATGTAGATGCTACTGTTGATGGCCTAGCGCTTCAAAGCTGTCTTTGGGTAATTAACTCAACGGCGGTTCTTACAGGCCAGTATTTAGTTTGGGGGGATAGCCCCGAAGAATCCGCCACGCCCTTACCACAGAATGCTGTTTATACATCTAACGTCGACACAAGAAGACTAAATACTAATTCAGCGCTGAATGGCCCTATCGTTACTATTGCTAGTAACGGAACTGCTGACATCGGGTCCGCGTTTACATATGGGTTTATGTCAATCGTAAACCCAGGCAATTCTTCGGCTTTGGCTGAACTCAGAGGCGGTGCGTCAGGCACTCCTGTATCGCTTGTTTCTACTGGCAGCGGTTTATATACGACTACTGTAAACAATGCGGGCACAGTAAACGTCTATTGGGACGCCGGAACGAGCGCGTTTAAGATACAGAATAAAACGGCCACGTCGTTGAATTTCTCGTATGCCCTTATAGGGTCGTTTACGTTCTTCTAAGGATCTGTCATGGCTGTCACAGTCACAGTAATCATACCGGCCAAAACGGCGGAAAATACGCAGACGACGCAATACACGTCTACGGGCTTGACGACGATTATCGACAAGTTCACGGCGACGAACTATAGCGCGACGGCGGCGACGATCAGCGTCAATCTGGTCAATCCCAGCGGCACGCCGGGTAATTCTGATCTGATCGTCAAGACCAAGACGCTTCAAGCCGGTGAGACATATACATTCCCCGAACTGGTCGGCCATGCCTTGGCGTCTGGCGGGTTTATCTCCACGATAGCGGGGACAGCCTCGGCCATTAATATTCGTTCGACCGGCAGGACCGTGACATGACGACGCGGTTAGTCGATGACCGCGAGACAGCTCTGCGGATCGGCTATACGGCGACCGACTGGAACTATCCAATATCTTTTGACGATCACGTCAGAAGAGCGGAAGGATGGAATGTAAACTTGATAGAGCGCGACGGGCAACCGATTGGCGCTATGTTTGAAAAAGACGGCGAGGTTCACTGTTCGATATTGCCTCAATGGCGGCGTAAATGGCTGACAAAAGGGCTTTTAAGACAGATCGTTGGCCGCCCTGACTTTTATACGCGGGTGGACGACGGGCACGACTATATGTATGGTATTCTAAAAAGACTTGGCATGGTGAGCCGCCCTGACGGCACGGTAGGAAGGATCTAACGATGGGTTGGGGTAAGGCCGCAGCGGCTCAAAATCAGGCCACTCAGTTGGCGATGATTGCGCAGGCTCAGCAAGCCGCGAATGCGCAAAACGCACTTCAGCAGGGTCAGCAGCAAGCTACAGGGGCTTATACGCCGTATCAGACTGTTGGCGTGAACGCCATCAATCAGCTCGCTAATCTCTATGGGCCGACTGGCGCATACACGCAGATGCCCACTATGGCTCAGCTTCAGATGGACCCAGGCTATGCGTTCCGCGAACAGCAGGGTCTTCAGGCGGTCCAGCGCCAGATGGCGGCTGGAGGACTGGGCGCTTCTGGCGCAGCGTTAAAAGGCGCGCAGCGATTCGGTCAGGATATGGCCAGTCAAGAATATGGCAACGCCTACAATCGGTTTATGCAAAACCGTCTGGCGGCTACTCAGGCGCTCCAAGGACTTGGCCAGACCGGCTTTGGCGCAGCGCAAGGTATCGGCAATGCCGCTATCGGCACAGGCACTAATCTGGCGCAGAATTATCAGAACCTTGGCCAAGCCATCGGTCAGGGCTACGCTAACATTGGCGCTAATAACGCCAGCGCCTATATGGGGCCGACAAACGCCATGTCATCGTTGCTTGGGCAGGCGCTTCAAGCTGGTGGCACGTATGCTGGCTATAAGGCTGGTATGGGTAAATCTCTCTTTGGCTAAGGTAATTTACGATGCCAATTCAATATCGTCCTATCCCTGAATTTGAAACGCCGAATTTGAACCTCATGGGTTCGTTTGCGCAGGGGCAGGCGTTTGCAGCAAACGCGCTCCAACAGCAGCGTTTAGAACAACAAATGCGGCTTGC